GTAGATCTCGGTGGTCGCCGTATCATTCACTGTGTTGAGGCGGAACATACAGCCTTTCGGGGCGCAATCTTTCAATTGTACGCGATCTAACCCCTATGTAAATCACTTTTCTCGGGCGATGCCTTTGTTCTGCGCGCCGACGTCTTGCAGCCTCAGCCCCCGCGGCGTGTTCGCGAGCCTCAGTCCGTGCTGGGTGTTTGCGAGGTGGTCCCTGAGCGTCTTGACGCAATGCTCGCGTCCGCCTTCCACTAGGCGCAGCGCCCGAATTGCTCCTTGCAGGCCGGGCAGTTCTTCCGGCGTACAGTTGTCGTACTGATCCTTCCATCGCTCGCGTTGGCGGCCCACCCAGTTCATCAGGTAGATGTAGCCGCGGTGCTCTTCGAGCTCAACCAAGAATTTCAGATCGAGGGGGTCGGGCCAGAATTTCGAATCGACAACGTCGGGGGGCATTGTTGGACTAATAACCTTGGACATTCGGAGTACCTCCTTCGCCGGCGCCGCTCGCCGGTTGTGGCGATGCTGCCGGCGGGCCGTTCTGTTGTGCGCCTCCCATCAATTGCCCAAGCATCGGGGCGAGCGCGTTGGCCATCGCCTGCGCTTGTTGCTTCTCGATCTTCGCGGCCTGGGTCTCCTTGATGTGTTCCAGCATCTTCGCGATCGCGTCGGGGTCGCGATCCTGTTGAGGGGCTTGGCTCGCTTCAAACACCTGCGCGAGATGCCGCTGGAGGTGCTGATCGTCGATGTCCTGGGGGTGCACGAAGATCTCTTGAGCTTGCAAGGCAAGCGCCCATTCCTGATCCGGTGTCTTTGGCATGGTGTCGGGTGGCTGAGGCACGAGCCGGTTGAAGTTGTCATCACCCATCGCCTTGTGCGCCTCGTTGGTGACGTGCCACAGAGCCGTGGAATTCGATTGAATAAGCGGGTTCGCCAGGTCCACCTGGTAGAGCTGCAGCTTCTGTTGTTTCACCGCCTCGCGGCTGTGGGTGCTGGTTGCGAAACGCAGATCGAAGTCCATTTTGCCGGCGCGTTCCTTCTGGGTCATCGTCGCGCCACCCTGGCTAGTCTGGAAGAGTCCCTTGGCCTGCTCTTCAGTCACTCTGAAGAACTGCGCCGAGCTGGCGTACTCACAGTCGATCTCCCAGAAGTGTTGGAGCATCAATCGCAGGTCCTCGCGCAGCATGAAAGTCTCCAGCGAGCCGCGTACGTCCCCCTGGGCAAGATAGAGCTGAGTCTGTCCGAGCGTACGGGGAGAGTTGGGTCTGTCGGGTTGCCGTCCGACGTTCTGATCGGTCTGCCCGGTCAGCCGCTCAGCCATCGCCATCAAGTCTTGCTTGCGCATCACCGCGTACTCGAGGTTGGGACGGATGTCGAGGACCCGGACGTTGTTGGGGTTCCCCATCGGGATCGCCATCCTCGGTTCGTACCGGAAGGTGTCCGGATCGAACCCGTCACCGGGTTGATAGCAAATCGGTGGGCCGATGGTCATCTCGCCGGCCTCGACGGTGAGCGTATCCACCACGGTAAGCTCGGTCTCCACATCTTCGAGGAGCTCGCCAAGCCCCGGTCCCCAGTAGGTGCCGTCTTTGACCATCGAGGCCTCGACGAACGGGCGCCGCTTGCTCATTCGGGGGTAGATGTCCGCGAGCCGCTGCGCCCCGATGACAAGCTGGAGGTCCTTGATGTAGCGGACAACGATCTCAGTCTCTTTCTTTTCGCGGCGGGCGAAGTTGTCCTCGCCGCCGTCGCCGCGCCCTTTGAGTAAGCGGCGTCGGCCATACCACTCCCACACCTCGAGCGTCTGGTGTCCCGAGAGCGAGCCCTCGTAGAGTACCCCCTCGGCCGCGTCCGCCGCTTTCTTGATGCCTTCGGATTCGTGATCTCGCGTGCGGGAGTTAGATTCCATGGCGCGGTAGATTGCTTCCCAGTTGTCTGTGATCCCGCTGTAGATGCCTTTATCTTCACCGTCCCGCAACTGGTCGAGAGTGGGTCTGAGTCTGCGGATTACATAGCTGAAGTCGTGAATGGTCCGCGCGTCCTCAGCGGGGGTGATGATGTCATCAGGCCACTCCGGCTCGAAGCCCGGGCCGTCGAAGTCGATCTGCGGAGTGGGATCGCCGGGGACGTCGAAGGTGTCGACCTGGTAAGGCGCGTAGGCGTGCGCGCGCCCGAAGAGGTTCTTGCGAAAGATGAACACGGCGAGCTTCGAGGTGATGTTCATCGACTTGAACACGCGCCAGGTCATGTAGCGGCCCTGCATCGCCACGTTGGCCTGGTCAGCCGGCCCGGTCGGCACGCTCACGATCTCGGCATCGTCTCCGAGCAACGCGTCGATCTCCTTCGCCCATTTCAAAAAGACCTGGCTTTTGACCAGAGGCACGCTGAAGTTGCTCTTGGCGTCCGCGCCTCCTTCCATTCCGACGCGCGAGCGCCAGCGCAGGTAGTAACTCGTGAATCGCTCCATCCGCGACTGGTGGTCACTGATCGCGTTGGCGTAGTCCTCCTCGATCCGCCGCCCGATGCGATCGCGTTCGCGTTTGGATAGCTTCAGTTGGGCTCTGGAGTTTGCCTTGGGTGGCTCAGCGCTCACGTTCATGCCCGCTTCGTTTTCAGGCTGCGATGCGTCTGATATGAGGCCTTGCTGCTCTGTGTCTTCTTGGTAATTCATTCCCTGACCCTTCAGTCAGGGGGCTCGTTGTGTTGTGGCCTGTGATTGCTTCAAGTGCGTCGTCGAACGGCTGGACGGCGTGGGGTACGTTCAGCCTGAAGAACCGTGCGAGGTGTGCGAGCTCGTACGGGGTGAGGTCGGTCGGCTGCTGGCCCGGGATGCCGACCGGGACCAGGTAGTCTCGGAGATTGAGACCGCTCCTCATCATTAGGGTGTCGAGCACTCTGATGAATTGCTCGAACTCGGCGCGGTTGAGCGTCTGTAGCCTCACTCGCACGTTCTCTCTGATGATGTCCACGCTCGCAACCATTCCATCAATCATCTCATCGCCTGCCTCTGCCTCTCCCTCTCCCGTAATACATCGTTCCTCGCGTCTGCTCGCGCGCCGTTTCTCCATACTTCTTCGGCTGTTTACGGTCCTGGGGAAGTAGTCGAGCCTGGCGCGGAGCCTGCAAGATGCCGATTTCCGCGAGCGCAAGCGCGATGACCGTGTCGTCGTGGCAACCCTGCTGGGCCTCAGCCTTGCCATTCGCCTTAATGACGAAGCTGTGGCACTCGCGGATGGTGACCTTATCGTGCAAGATCAACTCACGTTCCATCAAGCTTCGATCGAGTGCGCTGATGAGCATCGGCCTGGTGTTGGGTTTGGTCATCCACCCGATCTTGTGTAGCACCCTTTGAGTGCTCTCATCGGTTGTCCTGCGGTGGTAGATCCGATCAATCGGATAGCCCAGCCTGATCAGCTCGTTGACTGTTGCGAGCCCAGCTCCATAGGTGCTGCCTCCGACCTCGATCACCTGGTAGGCCCAGTTGTACCAGCGCCCAAGCTCGTAAAGGTAGTAGCCGAACGCGACGGGCTCCAGGCGCTCGCGCAGCATTGCCACCTGTTCGCCCATATCGCGTTCCAACACCTGGCCAACCGAGTAGTCCGGGTCTGCTGTGCCGCCCCCCTCGTTGGCATCCTGTCCGTCCGCGGTGTCCCCGCCGATGATGTACTCGCGATACTCCTGCGGCTTCTTATAGAGACTGAGCTCGCCGTGCTCACGTGGCTCGAAGCGGAGCACCTCTTTCGTCCCGAGTCTGTGAGTGACCAGGCCTCCGATCTGCGGATCGAGCTCAGGCATCCACGAAAAGAACACTGGATCGAATCGCGGCCGTCCTGAGACTAGGAACGCCTCTTCAGCCGTCGAAGGGTATTCCTGCTTGAACACTCGTGGATCACCCTCACACTTGTTTGTGATCGCCCATCGCCGCCATTGGAGCTGCTCGAGCGTGAGGTTGTGTTTCTGCTTCAGCTCCCATTCAACGTCGTCTGTGAGTGTGCTCTGAAACACATCGGGTGCCATCCCGAGCGCCATCTGGTAGCGAGGCTCCTCAAACCACGCGAAGAAGATGGGCACGTAGGCTGAGTGCTTCGCCGGGTCGTTGGCTTCTTCCCACTTATCGAAGAACGGTCCGCCAAGACCATTCGCGGTGGACTCGATGATAACCATCGTGTCCGGGTCATCGGGCACCGCCTGAATCAACCCAGTCATCAGCCGCTTGGCGTCGCGATAGAAGGCGTACTCCGAGAGGTGTACGCGCCGGAACGTGAAAGAGCGCCCGACCTTCAGGTTGTTGGCGGTCGCGATCTGGATCAGTGACTCGTTATCCCACTCGAGCTTGCCGTCGATGTCAGTGACCAGGTCAGGGAGCTCGAGCACTCCCATGAAGGGCACGTAGTTTTCCTGGAATCCCTGGTAGTAGCCAAAGAGGTTCGTCGCCGCATCGCCCTGATGCGCGACGACGAGAGTGTGCTGGCCGTCGATGAAAGGAGTGCGCTTGAAAAAGCAGCCGGCCGTAGCGGTGGAGAATCCCACCTGGCGGGCCTTGAGGATGATCGCTCGGACGGGTTGTTTGCGTTCGACCTGCCTCGCGATCGCGGCGTGGAGCTTGTGTTGCGCCGGTCGCCAGATCATCGGGACGCGCTGGCCGCGCTCGTTGAGCACCGTCAGTGATTCCCGACAGAACCTCTCATCGTCCTCGAAACTTGTGAGGACGTGATGGAAGGTCTCGATTACCTGGGCTGAGGTTATCTTACGCAACCGGATCGCTCGATCCGGGGGACGTTACTTAGTTGCCTGGATGCCTGGGGTTGCCTCTAATTGCGGTTCGAATCCGACGCGCCTCAGAAACTCATCGAAGCTCATTTCGACCTTACGATTATCAAACCGAATAAGGACTTCAGCTCGATGCGCCTCCCTGTACTCGTCACGCCACTTGCGCTTGCGCCACTGCTCAACGAACTTTGTTGTTATGTCAATCTGCATCGCGGCGACTGTAGCGACTGTTTGACCTATTACAATACGATTCTTATTGGTCGGTTTACCGGACTGACCATAAATACTTAGTGCCAAGCAGACGGCTACTACGATGGACTTGAGAAGTTTCATTACTTAGTTGCCTGTTGGAACCCAGAGACCGGGGCTGATCTCTTCGCAGTCGATGACTCCTTCTCATCGCCATTCTCATCGAGGTCGGCCCGCTCACGCTGCGCGCCGCAGCTTCGCGATCGCGTCCAGGACCTGGGCCACCTTCGGGTTCATCCGCAACGCACGCAGCTTACCAGCTTTGGGTGTGAGGCGCAGCTTGTAGACCTGCTCGTGAGGGTGATGTGTGCGCACCCACTCTTTAACGGTTGCCTCGTCGGCCAGCTCGATCGCGCAGTCCTTGTAAGGAGGGATGAACGTCTTCTCTTTGGCCTCCGCGGCTAGCACGAAAGCACAGTCGCTCTGTATCCGCTGGCGCGCGAGCACGGCGTTGACCAGCTTCTCGTGAAGATCGTTCCTCTCGGCTTTGAGGTCCTCTAGCCGCTTCGCCGCTTCAGTCAGCAGCGTCGCGAGGTCGTTGTAGCGATGCACGTCGACTGCTTTGATCATGTTTTGCTCCTCAGTGACTCGTTATGGGAACCACAAACTTCTCTGGATTCTCTGGATTCTCTGGAGTCATAGTCGTCGACCTCACATCTTGTAGTCGCTGGCCGTCTCTTCGCTCAGCAGCGGATCCTCGCCGGCATTACTGCGATCGAGGAAGTCCTGATACATCTCGACCATCTCCGAGTAGGTCAGCCCGCGCCTCGTCTTCTTGTCGACCCTCGGCCTAAGCGTCGAGGCCAGCTTCAACATGTTCTGGACGGCGACTCCGCGCGCTTTGTGGTCGGGCACGCCCTTCCTAACCCGTCCGGCGTACACCATCTCCGCTCGATACCCTTCGTCGATCTGCCCGAGCATCGACGCAAACAACGTGTCGATCTTGCCCTCGTGTCTCTCAACGAGCGCCGCGATCCGGTCCTGCACCTGGACGTCTTGCCTGTAGCGCTTCACCTGCCGGGTCGAGACACCCAGCGCCGCCGCGATCTCACCTTGCTTTGCCCCGGCTGCGATCATGCCGGCCGCAAGCTTCTTCCGGACGCTGGCCTTCTTACGCGGAGAGGGGACATTAGGGGACGGGCGGCGGACAGGCTTCTTGCTCTTGGATCGCATTTCGAGTCTGGGGACTCGCTGCAAGGCCTGACGTGCGAAGGATAGGATTAGAAGGCACGTTTCACAATACTCTTTTTAGATCAGCTTCAAGCTTCAAGCGATACCCTGCGCGGGTACTTGACAGGTGTGAGATACTTATCACGGTCAAGCAGCAGACAGACCAACCGAGCCGGTGGCGAACTGCCGGGGAAACCAAAAACAGGAGATACCATGGACGCTTACACAATCTACGAAGTCACCCGCCGCACGGACTCGGAATATCCCACCTTCGCCGGTCTTCAAATCCAAGAAGAAGAAATTCTTAAGCAAGTCGAAGTAGAAGCTGATCATTCTGACTGCGAGATTTTCTACTGCGAGACTTGCAAGCAAACATCCTCCTACGAGGACGCGGAAAGTGGTGAATTCGACATGGACAACGTCGAAATCAAGGATTGGGGTTTTGCTTGCCCCTACGACGGCATTCATGCGCACGCAACCTGTCCGTGCGGGGAGTGTGAAATGTGTGCCGGACCGCATAACGCCGAGCACAGAACCGACAGCGCTGACGTAATTCGCGTCAAAGTGCCGGGCTGCGGCTCTCAGTTTGAGCAAGCGATGAACAGTAGGAATGAAGTAATTGAGTATCGAGAAGTGGAGCGCAACTGGTTCACCGCGTACGACTACGAGAACCTGAGTGAGACGCCTAGCATCAACGAAGACGGCGGCAAGTGGTTGCAGCTTTATGCTGACTATTCTTCTGATCCGCGCGGCAGCTATAAACCAGCGACGCTGGACGAGCTTGATGCTCTGCTCGACCAGATTGCACACGCCACGAGTCGAAACATCATTGTTGATGACAGCGACTTTGAAGGGACGAAATGGGCGTTCGCAAAAGCCTCCGAAGGCCGCAACGTCTATCTCGCCGTGGACGAGGACGGTTATTACTTCGCAGTCGAAGTAGCGTGATCTTATGCGCAAGCGGTCGCCTCTACCTGCCAGAACTCAATCCTGCCACTTAGAGGTGCTATGAAGAGCTTAATTGACCGCTTGCGCTCCACTTCTTGTGTCCCGCCGTGGCTCCTGTTGCTCGCCTACGGCTATTCAGTGGGCACCGCGAAAGCGGCTCCACGGCGGGGCTCCACCTAGTCTTTGGCCAAGGGCACGCAAGCGACACGCGTCCAGTAGCCGATGATGGGGGTGGTGAAGTTTTGCTGTCTTTGCGAGCCGGAGCCTGGAAGCGCACTTCCTGTAACGCTTGCTTGAATGAAGGAACGTCTATTCATGATCTGTCTCTTTGCAGGGCGGTCTTTCGATTGCCCGGTTGATAAGTACGCCGAAAGCCATACCGCTTGGCCATGGCGTAGAAGTGCCTGTCCGCTCGCCGAAATTGCTCTTTCACCGTCAGGTGCTTGCCGCGCTGCGACAGGACGAGGAGGTAGGCTTCCTGCCGACAGTCCTCGCGGAATCTGTCGTAGAGCGGCGCATACCTGCGGCGTGCAACCGCGAGCGTTATCCGCACTAGATGTTCTTGCGAGATCATAATCTACCTCGGC